CAAGGTCATTCGAGATCGAGACATTGTTCCAGCACTACAACGTGGTGTTACCAATGCATGGTTCTTAGATGATGACAACAAGAGAGTTTGGGATTTTGTACGTAAGCATTATGGCGAGTACAGCGAAGTACCTACTGCTGTAACAGTTAAAGATCATTACCCAAATTACAAAGTCTTAGATGTACAAGACAACATCGAGTATTTACTTGACACCATAGTGGACTTCCGTCGTCGACTCCTTACTCGTCAAGGTCTTGAGAATGCTATCGAGCAACTACAAGACAACGATCATGATGCTGCTCTTCTTGCTATGGAAGCGACGATCACTAAGGTTAATGAGCAAGGTGTCCTTGGAACTCACGAAATCGACCTTACAAAGAACACAGAAGAACGTTATAAGGAGTATCAGTCTCTACAGAACTCAACCTTCTTAGGTATTCCTACAGGCTTTGCAAAGATTGATGAAGCAACTGCAGGACTGCAGTCTGGTCAGTTAATCACTATCATCGCTCCACCTAAAACTGGTAAGTCACAGATCGCATTACAGATGGCGATCAACGTGCACAGAGGTGGGAAGATCCCTATGTTCCAATCTTTTGAGATGAACAACCACGAACAACAACAACGTCATGATGCGATGCGTGCCCACATCTCACACGGTCGTTTGCGTCGTGGAAAGTTATTGCCAGCAGAAGAGGCTCGATACATTGACACACTCAATGAGATGGAGAAGGAGCACTCTTTCCACTTGGTAGATGCGGTTAACGGAATTACAGTCTCATCACTTGCTGCAAAGATCGAACAGACAAAGCCAGACATCGTGTTTGTAGATGGTGTGTACTTGATGCTTGACGAAGTAAGTGGTGAGATGAATACGCCACAAGCAATCACTAACATCACTCGTGGATTGAAGCGTCTAGCCCAGAGAATTCAGAAGCCAGTAATCATTACTACACAGACTCTGTTGTGGAAGATGCGTGCTGGAAAAGTTACTGCCGATTCAATCGGTTACTCATCTTCATTCTTTCAAGACTCAGATGTAATCCTTGGTCTTGAACCAGTAGAAGAAGATGAAGAGATTCGTTTGTTAAAGATTGTTGCATCTCGTAACTGTGGACCTAGCGAGACAGCGTTGACATGGCGCTGGGAGACTGGCTGCTTCCATGATGAGGACGAGATGTTAAAGTGTGTTTACTGTTCGAACTGGAACCGCATGTGATTGATGTAGAGCGTGTTCTCCTTTCCCTAGACCTCCCGCTGTATGCACAGCGTGGTATCGAGGTCAATGGCTTGTGCCCAATGCACAAGAAGCGCACAGGTAAAGAAGATCACAACCCTTCTTGGTGGATCAACTCCGAGACTGGTGCACACATCTGTTTCTCTTGCGGTTACAAGGGCAACATCTACACACTAGTTGCAGACATCAAAGGTATTGATTACCACGAAGCCCGTGAGTATGTAAACGACAAAGAAGATATGCCTATCGACATACTGATGAGGCGCATCAAGGAATTGCCAGAGTACATTCAAGCCGAAGCACATCCGATTGGAATGTCAGAGGCTCGTTTGGCTGTGTATACAACACCACCAGCAATTGAATTAAAGAAACGATTCCTAACACAAGAAGCCGTAGAGACTTGCGGAGTGTTGTGGGATGAGAAGAACGCTGCATGGATACTCCCTATCAGAGACCCCGATGACTTTTCATTGTGGGGTTGGCAAGAGAAGGGTGCTCGTGGTCGCTTCTTCCGCAATCAACCGCAGGGAGTTAAGAAGTCAAAGACAGTTTTCAATGTGCAGATACTGAGAGAAGATGCGCCACTACTTGTTGTGGAGTCCCCACTCGATGCGGTCAGACTAGTCGGACTTGGTTACAGTGCAATATCTACGTATGGAGCGATGCCTAGCGTTGAGCAGGTAAAGATAATGCGCCGTGCACCAAGGGTGATCGCCGCATTCGATAACGATGGCGCTGGACAGAAGGCATCAGAAGAGATGCGTGCTCATGCTCGTAAGTACGGTATTGAACTTTCTTACTTTAACTACACAGGCATCGATGTAAAAGATGTCGGTGACATGATTGAGAGTGACATACATAAGAGCATCGAGTCAGCACGAGACATGATCTACGGCAAGGCGGCGTACTTATGATGGACTTGCGAGATAAAGACCGCCCCTTACATATTTGCGTATGCGGATCAATGCTATGGAATGTACAAGCGATGTTTGAGGACGGAGAAATTTCTCTGTACATGCTAGATATGGAATGCGCCCTATGCGGAACTCTAGCAACCGCACCTACCCCCATAGATAACCAATGACGTTTACAGGCACACTCAAGCCCTACCAGGTAGAGGCTGTAACTCGTATGGTAGAGCGCAAGAAGATGCTTGTTGCCTATGAGATGGGTCTAGGTAAGACCTGCATGACTATCGCATCGGTTGAGGAGTTAAAAGACAACGGTGTAATTACAAAGCCAGTATTAGTCATAGCCCTATCAAGTCTGAAGTATCAGTGGCAGAAAGAGATACAGAAGTTCTCTGACTCCACCACCACCGTGATCGATGGCTCTAAGCCAGTCCGTGCAAAGCGATGGGAAGAGCGTACAGATTATGTCATCTGCAACTACGAGACTGTCGTAGGAGATTGGGATCTGATCAAGGATCAGGAGTGGGGAGCCATCGTCTGTGATGAAGCCACAGCAATCAAAGGCTTTAAGTCAAAGAGGTCAAAGGCTGTCAAGAAACTATCTGCCAGTGTACCGATCAGGTTTGCATTAACGGGAACACCTATTGAGAATGGCAGACCCGAAGAGGTCTACAGCATCATGCAGTTTGTAGACTCAACTCTTCTAGGTAGATTTGATTTGTTTGATCAGACATTTATTGTTCGCAATCACTTTGGTGGAGTGCAACGCTATCGCAACCTTCCATTGTTCCATGAAAAGATGAAGAGTTCCTCCGTTCGAAAGGTTCAGACAGATGCAGACGTTGCTCCATATCTTCCAGACACTATTCATCGTGACCCTATGTTTATCTCCCTTGATAAGAAGACTTCTTCGCTCTATAACTTCATCGCGGATGAACTAAGTAACGAACTATTTGAAGCACAGCAGTTACTTGGTGCTAACTTCTCACTGCTTGCTCACTACGGACATGACAGCAAACCTGGCAGTCCTGTAGATCAGTTGCGTGGATCAATTATGTCTAAGATAACTGCTCTTCGTATGCTGTGTGATGATCCAAACCTCTTACACAAGAGCGCAGATAAATTTGATGAGCATCTTGGAGAAGGCAGTGCATACGTCAACAGTCTCAAGACTAGAGGTTTGTTAGAAGGAGTAACAAAGACCCCTAAGTTAGATGCGCTAAAGACTTATGTAAACGATCACCTAGATACTGACCCAGAGGCAAAGGTAGTTATCTTCACTTCGTGGGTAGGAATGCTAGAGAGTATTCAAGAGGCAGTTGGTGGAACTCTGTACACGGGCTACATGAATGCCAAAGAGAAAGAAGCAAGCAAGACCAAGTTCCTGACAGACCCAGAGTGTCGTGTGTTTATATCCTCAGATGCTGGTGGGTATGGTGTAGATTTGCCCATCGCTAACCTACTGGTCAACTACGATCTACCATGGAGTGCAGGACTTGCCGTCCAACGCAATGGTCGAATCAAGAGAGCCTCTAGCCGTTGGCCTAGTATCACTATTCAAGACATGCTGATCGCCGATTCGATAGAAGAGCGACAACATGATATGCTCCAGCAGAAGAACGCAGTAGCCGATGCGGTTATCGATGGTCAGGGCATTAACGCAAAAGGTGGCGTCGACCTTACCGTTGGAAGTTTGATAGGGTTCTTACAGAAAGCAAGACCATAGGGGGAAACATGGCAAGAGTAAAAGCAACAGAAGCAAGAGAAGAAGATCCGCTTATTAAAGATGCGAGAGAATACTCCTTCTTAAAACAACAAATTGAATTCCTTGAGAAACAACAGAAGGAAGTCCGTGAGCGTTTGTTTACTCAGTTAGATGAACTGGGTGAAGTAGACGACAAGGGAAACGTCATCATTGAATTACCTGAAGAGGTTAATGGATTTGGCGCTGTTGTAAAACAGCGTCGTGTATCACGTAAGATCGATGAACTTGTGGCAGATGAAATCATTATTGAAAAAGGAATGGAAGAACAACTGTACAAGACCATCCGTGTTGTAGATGAAGATGCGCTAATGGCTGCTCTTTACAATGACGAACTTACAGAAGCAGAGATTGATCTAATGTATCCACAGAAGATTGTGTGGGCGTTAGTGATGAATAAGCGATAAGACATGGCAGGACTACGAGGACAAGATGAGATCGAGGCAGCATTTGCTGACCTTGAATACGTCCCTGGCTCAAAGAAGAAACGCCGTGATCTAGATCCAAAAGTTTCTCGTCGTAAAAGCGGTGAGAGTAATGGTTGGGATGCAAACCCAGTCATTAAAACGTTAGGTGGAGTAGAGACAGAGGTGTTTACAATCGGTGCGTTAGCACTTGCATTGGAAAAGACTATTGTCACTATCCGCTTATGGGAACGCAAGGGATACATTCCTCGTGCTCCATACCGTCTTCGGTCTAAGACACTCAAAGGTGAGAAGACTGGAGGCAACCGAGTTTATACTCGTGCACTAATAGAATCTTCGATTGATGAGTTCAATCGTAGAGGGTTACTAGGTTCTGCTCGTGTAGAGTGGAGCCAACACGAAGACCTGACAGAGGCTTTAGTAAAGCGCTGGAAGGACATCACATCCACCGAGAGCCAAAAGTGATTGAGAATCTGTGCAATAACACAGACGTCGCTAGTGCCTCATTACCAGAAAGAAACACATGCCAATTACAAAGCCACAGGTAGACGCAGACGCATACCTCGACGAGGATAGCGAAACTGCAGTTCCTAAAGTAGGAACAACCGTACAACAGGGATGGGATGCAATCGATGCTCTCGTCACAAAGACAGATGGAGATTTTCCAACTGACTTCCGTTTCTCCGAAGAACCACAACTTGTAAAGTTCCTCGAAGATCGCCCATTTGCTTCATACGAACAACACTGGATTGAACGCCCTAAGGGTAAGAAGTCCTTTGTTTGCTTGGGCGACAACTGCCCACTATGCGATGTACTAGGCGATAAGCCTCGTGGAAAGTTCGCATTCAATGTCCTTGTTCTCAGTGGTGAGACACAGGGCGTTCAAATTCTTACAGCACCACCATCACTTGCTCGCCAGATTAAGAAGGCGCATGATGATGAACGTAAGGGACCTCTTGACAAAGAGTTCTGGGAAATTTCTCGACTAGGTATGGGCCCAACTACGCAGTACACCCTCAACTTCGTTCGTGGCCGAGATCTAGCAGAGGAATGGAAGTTAAGCAGTGACGCTGTCAATGAACTTGTAGCAGCCGCTGTTCCGTTCACAGCAGAAGTAATTAGGGAGACCCCTCGCTCCGAAATGCTTGAGGTTGCTCGCTCTGTAGCGTAACTGTACTTCCAAGAGAAGGGGTCTGTTTACTTCCGTTTCCAGGCCCCTTCTCACTATAAAGATTGAGGGATCATGAATATCATTACAACAAAAGAACAACTAAAAGATCTTGTTGAGTTTTACTCCAAGGTAGATGCCTTTGCATTCGACGTTGAAACAGTTGGCGAGAATAGAATCCAGCCTGTAGTCAACGATGTTATGTGGCTTTCCTTAGCGACAGAAGGTCGCACTGATGTTATACCGATGGGTCACCCTAACGGTGAGTTCCTTCGATGGGATAAAGAGTTACTGCTTAGTGGTCAACGCAAACTTGCTGCAGGTAAAGAGTTGAAGGATGCAGACTACTCAAAGAACGAAGCCAAGTGGACTCCAGTATTTGACGCACCACCAGCGCAACTTCTTCCAGGAGATGTATTCAAAGCCTTGAAGCCATTGTTCTTTAGCGACAAGTTAAAGATCGGTCACAATGTTAAGTTTGATTTAAAATCAATCGCAAAGTATTTCCGTGGAGAAGTTCCTAAGAAACCATTCTTTGACACGATGATGGCTTCATTCATTATTGATAATCGAAACAAGAACATGCTAGGACTTGCTGCTTGTGCAGAGCGAACACTCAAGATCAAAGTTGAAAAAGGTATTGGAGCAATGGTTGAGGTTCACTCCTTCAGCGATGTTGCTTACTACTCAGGGTTTGATTCAGAGGTAACGTGGAAGTTGTACAAGGCGCTAGAGCCTAAGTTAGAAGGAAGTCTTAAGCGTGTATGGGCATTAGAGATGGATGTAGTTGCAGCCCTATGCGATATGGAACTATCAGGGGCCAACATCGATGTTAAAGAACTTACTTTGCTGAAGGCACGTCTTGAGAAAGACATCGATCTTGCACGAGCAAAGGCGTGGAAGTTAACAGGAAAACCTTTCTCCATGAACTCAGTAAAAGAAAAGCAAGAGTTACTGTTCTCACCTAAAGAAGAAGGTGGTAGAGGTATTCGTCCTAACCTGCGTATCCGTATTGCACTCACTACAAAGGGTCAAGAGGTTGCTGCAAGTAACCCAGAAGCATTAAACATCCGTCACTACTCAGTGTCTTCTGATGCACTGGAGTTCTACCGCAAGAAGGATGAACTCGTAGATGCAATCCTTGAGTATCAAGATCTTAACAAGTTGATGACAACTTATGTTATGCCGTACCTAGGTGGAGAAATTACTCGCACCACTATGGGTAAAGAGAAGATTGTGGACAAGAAGAGCCTCATGATTAATGGCAAGGTACACACAAACTTTAAAGCGCATGGAGCAGAGACAGGGCGTTTCTCCAGTAGTGACCCTAACCTACAGAACATCCCTAGTAGCGGAGAGTACGGAAAACTAATTCGCAATCTGTTTATCGCACCACCTGGACACAAACTAATTGTTGCTGACTACTCACAGATTGAGCCACGCATTATTGCAGCCTTCTCAGGTGATCCAATTATGGTAGAGAACTACAGGTCTGGTGGAGACATCTACACAACTATTGGTGACACTATGGGTGTAGATCGTAAGGCTGGAAAGGTATTGGTTCTATCGATTGCTTACGGTGTTGGACCAGAGAAGATTGCACAGAGCATTGGTTGTTCTGTTACAGATGCTAAGGATTTATTGACTAGATTTGAGGCACAGTTCCATGACATCTCTAAGTACAAAGCAAAAGTAATTCGACAGGCAACTGGAAAGTCTCCTATACCATACGTCGAAACTATCTTTGGCCGTCGTCGTTACATCCCAGAGTTAAAGAGCCAAGACAGAGGACTAAAGTCACGAGCAGATCGTCAGGCATTTAATACAGTAATTCAAGGATCTGCTGCAGATTTAATGAAATTAGCGATTGTTAGAGCACATTCTTGTTTTACTGATGAACCAGATGTGAATGTCGTTTTGACTATCCACGATGAATTGGTTACCGTTGCTCGTGAAGATCTAGCAGAAGAGACAGCCGAAGCAATCCGTGTGTCGATGGAAGGTATCCACCTACCAGAGATTACAGTTCCTCTTATTGCAGATGTAAAGATAGTAAACAAGTGGGGAGAAGCAAAGTGAGTAATGCAGACTGGTGGGCAAAGCAACTAGGTGCACAGCCACAGGCACCGCAACAACAGGTTCCTGTTGCAGCACCTCGTCCTGTAAATAACCCTATGCCACCCTCGCAACAACCGATGACTCAGTTTCAACCTGTGCAACCACAGCAACCTGCATCACGAGCACAGAGTGCATCACAGACAGCATCATGCCCAGAGTGTGGTGGAACTAATTACATGTCTGTTCAGAATGCTGCACCACGCTGTTATGACTGTGGCTATCCAATTAGTCAATCAGGAAGTCGTTATGGAGCACTGACTGGAGCAAAAGTTGAGGGCAGTGCTAAGACTGCTATCGGTAATGATGTGCAAAGCAACTGGAACCCGCAAGGGATTATTGGGAGAATTGACGGATGAATGATGAAGCACGAAAAATTGTTGCAACCCTTAACAAAAAGTTTGGTAATAATGTGGTGGTTATTGCGTCTGACATTCGGTCTGATCTTATCCCTCGCATTACTAGTGGCTCTACCACTCTTGATTATGTTCTTGGTGGTGGTTTCCCTGGTAATCAATGGAACGAACTCATTGGCGAGCCATCGCATGGAAAGACAGCGGTCGCGCTTAAAACGATCGCAGCAAACCAAGCATTAAAAGAAGACCACACGACTGTCTGGGTTGCTGCTGAGCAGTGGGTACCAGAGTACGCAGAGATGTGCGGAGTTGATACCAGCAGAGTAATTGTTATTGAAACAAACATTATGGAAGAGGCTTATCAAGCCGTCATAGAGTTCGCAGAATCAAAGTCAGTAGATGCCATTGTTATTGACTCCCTTCCTGCCCTTTCACCAGCCCCCGAAATGGAGAAGGACATGAATGAAATGACTGTTGGAAGAGGAGCACTCTTAACTAACAAATTCTTTCGTGTAGTTGGTTCTGCAATCAAGCGCAGTCTGGTTGAGGATGAACGTCCAGTGCTCGGTCTCATAATCAACCAGTACCGCATGAAGATCGGTGTGATGCATGGAGATCCTCGTACCACTCCTGGTGGTGAAGGAAAGAACTATGCATTCTTTACTCGTTGCGAGATCCGCAGAGACGAGTGGATTGAGGTTGGACCTAGCGGCAATAAAAATCGTGTAGGTCAACGCATCAAGGTTCGAACATTAAAGAACAAGACTGCACCACCACAGCGTGTTGCATACTTTGATTTCTACTTTGCCGATGGTGGAGATTGTCCAGCAGGTGAGTACGACTTTGCAAAAGAGGTTGCATCACTAGCGGTAGTTAAGGAGATTATTCAACGTAAGGGTGGCTGGTACTACTTTGGTGAGCGAAAGTGGCAAGGTATTGACCCAGTAATTTCAAGCATTCGTGAAGAAGTGGATCTGAAAGAACAGATTCAGAAGTTAGTCTTTGAAACATCAGATCTACCAATGGCGGAGGACAGCGATGACTAAGAAGTTTGTAGTTAATGACGAAGAGTGGGCGCAGGTACTGGAGAAGGGCGTAGAGGATTACACCGATATGCTCTTTGAAGCGGTCTGGGATGGTACTGAGGATGTAATTCCTGAGACCTTGTCAGGAGAACCGTTCTGTGGTTGCGGTACCTGTTTTTGGAGAGAAGCATTGTTCTTTCTTGTACCAAGATTAATCGAAGGTTATGAGGAAGGCAAAATAGAACTTGAAGACTGAAGGTCAGAAGCAGTCCCAGAAGCACGAGAAGAGACTTGCTAAGAAAGTTGGTGGGTCTACTAACGCTGCCTCTGGAGCCTTCTGGTCTCGTAAGGGTGATGTACGATCATCAGATTTACTGATTGAACATAAGTGGACAGGCAAGAAAACCAAAACTATTAAATCAGACGAATTAAAGAAGATAACTACCGAAGCAATCCTTGATGGAAGAATGCCAGTGTTTGGCCTCCACCTTGATGGGGTGAACTATGTAATCCTTCTTGAAGACGACTTCCTAGAGATGAGAGAGAACCTAGACAACCATGGAAGACTTTGATGAACCAGAGTACGCATGGAGATACAAAGCACGATGCTCAGGCCAAGACACAGATATCTTCTACCCTCCTCGTGACAAGGAGCAGTACAAAGAGATCGCTAACAAAGCCAAATCATTTTGTTTTGGTGAAACAGGAAAGAACCCTTGTCCAGTACGAGCAGAGTGTTTATGGGATGCAGTCCGACGAGACGAGCCTCATGGAATTTGGGGAGGACTCAGCCACCGAGAACGAAACGCCCTAATGCGAAAGTGGCAAAAACTAAAGAAGACTAAGAAGACCACACAGACCCTAGAAGAGTTTATTTTCAGTATAGATAAGGATTACTAATGCCTTCCAAGACAGACTTCCAGAAGTATTTAGATACTAAGAAGACAGATACCCGTCTTACTGGTCACATTGAACGTCATCTTATGAAGAAGGCACCAGGAGATCGAAGCACCACAGTGCTTCACCCTTCTGAAATGATCAAGGCTGACTTCTGTCATCGTTACTCTTACTACCTACTTACTGGTGGTAAGAAGATGGAGAAGAACCCAGGACTGACACTGCAGAACATCTTTGATGAGGGTCACTTCATCCATGAGAAGTGGCAGAACCGCATCTATGAGATGGGCAATCTCTGGGGAGACTTCAAGTGTGTGAACTGCAAAGGAATTACCTCTGGCCTATCACCTGCAAAGTGTCAGCATTGCAAGTGCACCACACTGCGTTATGACGAGGTCAAGATGCTTGATCCAGAGTTGCGTATTGCAGGACATACTGATGGCTGGGTCAAAGGTCTAGGTGATGATTTCCTTATTGAGATCAAATCTATTGGTGAAGGAACATTACGCTTTGAAGCACCTGACCTTTTGTACGATGCAGATGGTGACTTGAACAAGGCATGGAAGAACATTCGTCGCCCATTCAGAGGTCACTTGTTGCAGGGACAGATGTATTTAGAGTTAGCCAAGCGTATGTTTGGTGCTGAAGCGCCTAAAGAGATTGTTTTTTTGTACGAGTTAAAGTCAAACCAAGCGTACAAAGAGTTCACGATCAAGGCTGACTACGAAGTTGTGGATAGGATCTTCTTCAAAGCAGAGAAGATCATCAAGGCAGTCGAGGCTGGAGTTATGCCTGATTGCAATGTAGGCGAAGACGGTTGCAAGCAGTGCAACCAGATTGAGGAATAATGTTAAACCTAGGTGATGGATCAAAGCAGGCTGTTGAGAAGATGAAGGCGCAGAACATCAACCTGTGGCCTGAGCAGGACAAGCAGCCACCTATGCCCAAGGACATTTCCCTTTTGGAGAGCGATGAACTCAGCGCCTTGTTTACACGCCTGACAGCCTGGTCTAATTTCGTAGCGGGACAGTTAGCCGCATCACAGGTAGACGAGAAGGTGCTTGAAAAGCGCCGAGACATGCTTGAGGCAAAGTTGCTGATTATGAAAGACACCAGTAAGGTTAAGGGTGAACGAGTGACAATGATGAAGGCTCAGGTGATGGCTGATCCAGACTTCATAGACGTTGAGGAACGTTATATGAATGCTTATGCGTATCGCAAGATGTTAGAGGTTGTGTACAACAACTTTGAACGGGATGTGGCGCTGGTATCTAGAGAGATCACTCGTCGAACTAACGACGTACGAACGGGACGAAAGGATAAGTTCAACACATGAAAAAACTACTTACACTACTTGTATCAATTATGGTACTTGGTACCACGGCGGTACCAGTACACGCAGAGGTACCACCAGCAGTTGTTGTTATTGATAACGGAACAAACACAGCGTTGTTTAAAGACAGTATCTCTTACGAGGTATGTTTACTGTCATCATTTAAGTGTCCAAATGGTCAACAGATTATGGAAGGCCCAGGCGCTGCAAATCTTCCAGCAACAACAGACAGAAACTTTAGTCATGGAACACAGATGATCTCTTTGGTTCTTCGGTTCAACCCATCAGCAAAAGTTATTCCTATTCGTATTGTAGGTATGACCTCTCGTGGTAACCAAGGTCTGTATTCATTGTCTGACGTGCAAAACGCACTTAACTGGGTTGTTGCTAACCGAGTCAAACACAACATTGCAGTTGTCAGCATCTCTCAAGGTGCAATCTTTACGAACTGTAAGGTTCCAGCAGGATTGGCTGAAAACATTGCGGCACTTAAAGCAGTAAATGTTCCAGTAGTTGCTGCTGTTGGTAACAACGGTAATCGCACTGCAACACACGCTCCTGCGTGTTTGACAGACACAGTCTCTGTTGGAGCAACAGACAATCCATGGCCTGGTTCACAGCCTCTTGAGTATGACCCAAACGCATCTCCATACATTGCTCGTTACAGCAATGGCGCACAAGGGCAGACTGATTTCTTTTTAAACGGTCGCTGGAATGCAAGGCAATTAGACGGAACTTTGCGTTTTACTGCAGGTACATCAGGAGCAACTGCAGCGATGGCTGGTTGGTGGTTACTGAACAGAAAAGCAACCTTTGACGAGACTTTTAATGCATTGGCGGCAACGGCTGTTGCTACTAAGAACGAGTTCCAGACAGGAAAATATGTCCGACTCCCATAAGCCAACTGTGCTTGAAGAAGCGCAGAGTTTAATCACTGGGGATCGTAACTACACTTACGATCATCCTCTTGATAACTTCAACCGAATTAAAAAGGGTTGGGAAGTTATTTTCGGTATTGACATTACTGAAGAACAAGTGGGACTAGCGATGGCTTGGGTAAAGATTGCACGAGAGTCATACATGCACAAGAGAGATAACTTGACGGACGGGGCAGGTTATCTTGGGACCATTGAGATGGTCATAGATGAAAGAGCCGTCCGTGCCAACAAAACTGTTTGATGGCGGTTTAACAGATGAGCAAGTCCTCGTTGCGATTGGTATTGACCAATCGTTAACGGGGTTTGCTTTGTCTGCAGTAAGTATTGCAGAACCAGAAAAACACATCACATGGGTATACAAGTCTCCGTATTTTGGTATTGAACGGCTTGTAGATATTCGCCAGTGGTTGATAGACACCCTTGATTATGTGTCCGAGAATCACGGCATCACAGACATTGCCATGGAAGGTTCAGTCCTTGCTAGTCACTCAGCCCTAGTCCTTGGGGAGTTGGCTGCGGTAGTCAAGATGGCGATCTACGATTACTTTGGTGAAGATGAGAACTGTCGCTACCCATTGAAAGTTCCGCCAATGACATTGAAGAAGTACGCCTCAGGTAAAGGAAACGCCAAAAAGCAAGAGATGTTGATGCAAATCTACAAGAGGTGGGGCATAGAGTTCAATGATGACAATGCTGCAGATGCCTACGCTCTAGGAAGGCTTGCTGGAAAAACTGCGATTGATGAAATCGAGAAGGCAGTAGCCAAACAAATTGAAGACCCTAAATACCGAGACCAAGCAAGACTTTAGCCTTACCCTTTGGTTAGGAGCGGCACACTAACTCGAACCAAAGGACTAATAACTGTGACAGAATCAATTTCACCTATTTCTGCTGAAGAACCGTTCCTACGTGTCAGCGCCTCTTCAAACCCTCAGAGTGTTGCCTCAGCAATCGCTCACGCAATCTACGACAAGAAGGAAGTAAAACTTCGTGCTGTAGGTGCAGGAGCGGTAAACCAGGCAGTCAAAGCAATCGCAATCGCCAGAGGCTACGTAGCCCCACGAGGCATGGATTTATCCTGTATTCCAGGATTTACCACTATTGAATCTCGTGACGGTGAGATCAGCGCCATTGTGTTTGCTATTACAGCCAACTAAAACAGACGTATCCTTGGAACAAGACTAAGGAGTCACAATGGCCAATTGGACAGATATGGGTCACGCAATGCGTCGTCGCATGGGCGCACCTTCAAATCATCATGAATCGGTAGGTAAGAGAATGAATTCTAACCCAACACCAGAGCAGATCGTTGCAACAGGCGCACGAGCATACATGGGTAGCGCAACAAGTGCTTTTGCTGCACCAAGTGCAACACCACTTGCTGGAAAGTTAATGCCTAAGAAGAACACACAGGCTGGCGATCCAACAATCATGAACAAAGCAAATCGTCAGAACGTTGAGCGTAAGGGTGCACAACACCGCATCACTGCAAAGATGCCTGCTCCAATCAATAGCGAAGCAGGAGCAACGATGGCAAATGCACGAATTGTTCCTTCAGTTATGGGACGACAAGCACCTAACTTTAACAGCGGCGTAGATAGCACCTACTAAAATGAGTGGCTCAATTTCATCGAGTCAGTTTAAGCCAGTACAACCAGATATGACACCTCCACTGTCATTAAGTAAAGCAACAACTGGAAGTGCAGCGCAGGCAACTGCGTGGCGTAATCAGTCAATTGGTAAGGGTGGACCTTTGGCGTACTCATCTAAAACTAGAGGAACAACCTTTAGTTGGGATGACACTGCATCCACAACTACTCTTCCTCAATCTCAAGGTTCAGGTAGAAGCCAGTGAGCAGAAAGCGTCCTGCAATTCGACCTGAAAAACTCATTCGACCTGAGGGTGTTCACCCTGCGTTGAGTGCAGTTGAGTTTGCAGCACGCACAAATGCAAAGCCATTGGTAGACCCACAGGGCGTAGAGCGTGGTCTAACTATGAACGTGCACACTGGCGTTACAACCGATGAAAAACCAGCAGTTGGTTACGCAGTTGGTGGAGAGCGTGATGTACAGGGTCGCCGTATTAACACAAAGAAGGTTAATACAGGAAGTAAAGACCCTAAGTTAAGCGCAAATGAAGTTGCGAAGTTCTCAGAAAAAGTACGTTTAGGAACTAAAGATAAGAATGTAAACATCGGCTCATGGGTAGACTCAAAAAATCCAAAGAGCGGTGTACAACTAGATGCCTCTCGTGTCTACACAAGTAAAAAAGAAGCCACAAAGAAGATGGAAGAACGTAAAGAGGACGCTATGTACGATGTACAGACCTTCGATACAGTTCGTAACACAAAGAAAAAGCCAAAAGAAAAGAATCGATAATGGCTGGCGGATATAACAACTTTTCACCATCGCAGAACTGGCAGTCGCTAGGTGGCGGTGGTCTTGCTGGATACAACAATCAAGGTGGTGCAGGTACTCCTGTAGCCCGTGACACTATGGATTCACTCCGTATTGGTGTCGGAAGAGTTCCATCTGCGGAATACCCAGATGGTTACCTTGGCACTATCCGCTCACGTCGTGATGACCGTTTGTTGGATAGCATCAAGAACCGTGTTAACCAGAAAGCCTATCAACGTGGTGTACACAAGGGTGAGCGTATTGAGCCATCCATGTACTACTGGCCTGAAGAATTTAACCCTGACATGGGTATCGCCCGTCAGATGAAAGCAACACTTGTGAATCGAGATGGCGCAGTGTCATACATGATTCCTCGTAGCGCACCACAAACTCATCTTACTCCTGCTCCTCACCTCGTTAACGATGGTAAGGCAAATACACAGGCTAACCAGCCAGGAGAAATCAATGCACGTCGTCAGGCGATGCTCGCCTACTTGAGACCAACGTGGAACTAACATGGCTAAATTTGGTGTTGACCCACATGGTCGCTGGGATAAGAACTTAGCAGAGTCTCAATTCAAGGGACATGTTGAAAACATTATTGGTAAGTATCGTCAAGCATCCCCAGATTTTGTAAAGGGTGGACATGAGTGGTACGAGAAAGCACACGAAGAAGCCTCTAGAGTTGGTGGGGGAGATGTTCGACGTGGTGCAGGAGTTATTGCTGCACTCTCTCCGTTGAGTGACTGGGAACGTAACGTTCGAGAATCGCATGAGTTAAGAAAAACTGGCACAGTACAAGGTGCTCTTCTTCCAGCAAACGTTGAGAAAGCACGTCGTATCCATCAAGGAGAAGATCCTGAACAGGTTCTTGGTGGACACAAAGTTACTAACTTCTTCCACAACATTAATGATCCAAGCAGTCCACACGCAGTGACAATTGACCGTCACGCATATGATATTGCGATGGGTCGTCCATTCATTGGGCAAGGAAAAGGAAAGAAGGCTGAAGAGCCACGACAAACTGGAACTATGTCTCAAGATTTAGGCCTTAGTTCACTAGGTCGTTACAAGCACTTTGTTCGTGCATACCAGCATGCTGCTGGAGAGTTAGAGGTTCCACTTCCTCATCAAGTACAAGCAACTACTTGGGTAACTCACAGAGGAGCAATCGGATGACACAAAAATTTGATGGAGTTTACGACCATACTAAGCCTTGGCGTGCACCGATCAAACCTGATCAGGTGGCAAAGCGTTACCAATACAACGGCCCATGGTCAACAAATGCAGAGCGCTTAACCTCACAGGCTCTCATGGTGATGAACATTCCTGGAGCAGACATCCAGGCAATGGTTCGCCCACCTCTGCCACAAATCCAACTATTTCCAGAGCGTTATGGATACGAGAGAACACAACCTGGAATTGATGACATCGTAACGGTGGATCGCAACTATACTGAACCTCGTATCTCGTGGTTCTCTGGTGGAGTCGCTGGATACCAAGCAGCAGAACGTAACGCATTGGGGTCTAATTAATGCCAATTCCAGTAGCAGCAATAGCAATCGGAGGGATACTTCGTGGAGCAGCAGGTGTAGCAGCGCGAGGTGCTGCAAGAGGTGCTATGACAACGGCTCGTTTTGGCGTCAAGGGCGCCAAAGGCGCAGCAAGAGTTGCTGGACAAGCCGCTCTAGTTGGAGGAAGTCTTTCCTCTTCTCAATTCTCTGACCAATCAAGTGCTGCACAAGATCCAGGAACTGCAGTAAGAGAACCTCTTCGATTTGGAGCCAATATGCGAGTAGGGACAGAGTAATGAGCGATGGAGACGGCATGCTATCGATGGAGTTACAGGCTCGACAGATTGCTGAGAACGCAACCCGTTACAACGGATCTGCTCCATGTCCAACCTGTGGAGTAGTTATGAACCCTGTAGAATTTATGGCAAACAGAGGTCACTGCCTCTCTTGCGTCACACAACGCAATGCACAACGAGTGAAAGGTAAGATGGCATGATATTCAATGACCGTCGTAAAGGCGCAACAGCAGCACGTAAAGAGCGTATGGCTGTGCATGAAGAGGCTGCACGCTTGCAACAAGGAACAGCCTTTCAACGAGATGGTGGTTTAGATAAGAAGTCTGCGTACGCACAAGCAGCAAAGAATTATGACGCAGGAAAAATGGGTGACCGTAGTTGGGGTAATCATGATTACACACATACAACACCGAAAGGCAAATAACAATGACAGTTAATACATCACGTTCAATGAACGCAGGATTAGACGAAGGCGCAACAGACGGCAAGTACCGTAAAGTTCGCCCAGATACAGAGGTAGGAACTGAGTCATCAGCAACTCTTGCGAATCGTCAATCACTACACCCATTCTATGGCTATGGATTTGCAACAACTGAGTATCCAAACAAGGTAAACCCAGGTAAGTAATTATGGGTCTATTTAAAAAGAACCCTGGTGCTGTTCCTAACAGAGCAGCATCTCCCAATCGACGCCCTGTGCAATCTGCAGACGAATGGGTCGCAAGTTTAAAGCAAAAAGGCGCAGCCACTCCACAAGGACAAGCACTCTCAGCAGCAGTAGATAAAAAACTTGCTCAAAACGCATGGGAAAGTAACCAATCAAAAATGCGAGCAGCAGGAGATGCGGCGTGGAAGGCAAAGTACGACAAGCCTGAACCACAACGAAAGCAGAGTGGTGGTTGGGTACACGCAGAAGGTGGCCGTGCTATTAGCACGGAACGGATGTAACAATGTCAAACATTTCTCCTAGACAATTTGGTAGCACAACTCGACCAATTCCAATGCCTTCAACAATAGGCTCATTTGGATCAGGGTCTTCAGGTATGCGACCTGCTCCAATGGTTACACCAAAACTAGGAGGCTCAATGGGTACTAAGCCTGTTCGAATGCCATCAACAGTTGGAAGATTTGGCCGTTAATCGTGCGAACAACACTTGGAGCACCAGACCCTGGTGAGTTTGAGCGTAGACAACCACACAACTTGTTCAATGATCGTCGAATAGGCGGTAAGTCAAAGAATCGTGCGTACGGTGAGTCTCAAAAAGTCACCAAAGAGCCAAGGATGCAGTACCAACAATCAAGAAAGCCTAAACAATTCGATTAATGATCTGTTAGGATAGTCGGACTACTACAAGGAGCACAATGAGTAACGTACCAATTCTGGGTGAAAAACCTAAAGACCAAGAGCCGATGTTTCGGCTGCTTTATTGTCTTGTCTGTCAATCATTAGACGAATTGCCACCATACGATGGTGAGCCAGAGTTAGATCATCTCCTTGCAGTTGCATGTGAGTCTCACGTCTTCCCTTCGGGAGAGCCACACAAAGGTAAGTTGTTTGTATTGCCTCTTCGTGCATGGGCACACCAAGAATCTAAGCGAGAAATCATCAGCCAAATTAAGGGTGGTGGATCAGCAGGTCTAGCATCAATCGATGAGACCTTCTATGACTCACGTTCTATGTTCATGGAAGATGCGATGAAGTGCTACAAGCAGCACAACAAGCCAAAGGATGGCTGTTCAGACTGGCACAAGAGCGATCTCATGCTTATCCCTAAGACAGAAAAAGACCGTATCAAAGAAGGTATGGGTAAGTACAAAGATACCCCAGGACAAAAGACTTACTTGTGTGATTTTTGTCCAGTAGCAATCGGTGTAGCCCAACGTAAACAAAAATTGTTAGGAATGAACTAATGGAAGATCAGAAGATCCAAGCAGGTTTTAGCATCGTTATTAACGAGGATGGGACACTATCGACTCATGTGTTTCCTGCCAGCGACACAGTTGCACGACAAGCAACTACATACGACATATTTGGATGCTGCAAGGAGTTAGTTGATGACATTGAGACACAACTACTTGCTGATCGTATCTCGAAGGCTGTTATCGCCAAGTTAATGCCGCCAACTCCAGAAGAAATGGCAAAAGCACGCATTGCTGAGGCTTTAGCAAACCGCCAAGCGGAATAACCACCTAAACTAAGGGTATGAATCGCCCTGATGGATTAGACCGATATGTTGGACCTGTATCCATACAGGCTCTACCGACATCGTACTTCTCCCAACCAGAAGATACTCTAGATCCTGAACTGTTCTCTGGAACAACGCTCAAGGGCTGGGTTCGTAATGGGCTTCTACAAGTATTGTTTGGCTTCCTCAACGAGACCTATCGTCATCCTGATCTATGGACACGAGTATGGCTTGCAGGTTCTGCAGTCTCTTATCAGTGGTCTGCTGCTCGTGAACCAGGAGACTTAGATGTCTTAATCGGCGTTGACTATATCCAGTTCCGCAAGGCTCATCCAGAATACAACGGACTGGGCGATACAGAGATCAGCAAGATGCTCAATGAAGATTTCCGTGAGCATCTACAGCCAGATACAAAAGACTGGAATGGATTTGAAGTAACTTTCTATGTTAATCCTGGCGCTACAGATATTCGTACAATCAATCCTTATGCTGCTTATGACCTAACCCATAACGATTGGACAGTCTTCCCAGAGAAGCAGTCTGCACCTATCAATCCAGTAGGAGAGAAGGCTGCACAACGTGACTTACAGAGCGCATCTGATGTTGTTATGCGCTACTCACAAGCATTAGCAGACCTCAAAGGTGCACAGAACGATGCAGCACGTCGTAACGCCGAGTTCCGAGTACAGCAGTTACTGATGCATGGCTCTATGTTATTTGAGGACATACACCATAGTCGTCGCTATGCTTTCAGCCCTAGTGGTGGTGGGTATGCAGATGTGTACAACTACCGTTGGCAAGCAGGTAAGAAGTACGGAACAGTACCAGCGCTTCGACAGATGCACGATTACTGGAAACAGTACAAGGACAAGCAGGCAGAAGAGACTTACGGGATCGAACTACCAGACACACAGACACTAATCAGGAGAGCAGCAACTTACCGAACAAGGGACTAACGTGAACGTATTACTATCACTAGACGGCGTATTAAGTTCAGACTCAGGCGATCCAATCAGAGCAGGAGTCATGCTCTAC